AACTGGTCTGTCAGACGCTGCATGTGCGGGTTCTGTTGTTCGTTCTCATTGAAGATGAGGTTTCCTTCCCGGTTCAACGGTTCCAGGTTCGCTTCGATACGGGTGGCTTTATCCGTTTTCTTTTCCGTGTCCGGATTGATGTTCAATTCTACACGCTTTTCCTTTTTGGCTTTCCGTACAAGTGGTTTGAATACCTGCTGGAAGAAAGGGTCCTGAAGCTTGTTGTTCTCCATAAAGTTGTAGAGAGTGGTTCGCCCGTCTACGTATTCATTGAGTGATATGTACCAGTTGATGAACTCCGCATTCAGTCCCCGGTCAAGGAATCCTTTGATTACATAAAGTTTCCCGTCCAGTTTTCCGCATAGCCAGCAGCCTTTTGTCGAACTGTTTTTGGTTTTGTTCTCACCCGGTGCGGGGTCGCCATAGACTACCAGGAACTTGAATTTTTTCAAAGAGGGAATCTTGCCGTAGGTTATTTCCTTGAATATTTCACCCTCGGAAATCGGGTTGTTGAAATATTCCTTCTGTACGGCGACGGTACTTACCTTGGAGATAACCTGGTCTATCATTTCTTCCGTATTCTTTTGCGGCCAGGTGCTTTTTCCGTTTTTATCACGGATATTCACGATGTCCCAGTGGTCTGCCAGTTTCCCGGCACGGGTGATACAGCAGTCCTTGGCAATGATATTTCCGCAG